TAGCAGAATCTACTGTGATTTCACCTACCACACAGTTGCCATTTGAATTACATGAAGGCAATAAAATAATTGTTGATCCACCCAACTCGTCTACAATCATAGCAAAGTCTGTGCCACGCACACCAATTGTTGCTGTGGGTGTTTTGATTTTGACATTGTCTTTGTAGTCTTTGGCAATTTGACCTGATGCGTATCTTACTGTGCCCAATGCGGCTGTGAGTGTTAGTCCACCTTGATTGTTGGCTGGATCATACACAAACTCGTCTATAATAAGTTTTGAATGTTCTGTGACTTCTACTCTGGTGTCGTCAATAAAGTCAATGGCAGTTCTACCTTGGCCTGTCATTACTTCATCATAGGAAAACACATCAAGACTCTGCTCAAGATCAATTTTAGCACCATCTGTGCGTTTGATCTTGCCTTTGCCTTCTAGCTCGCTCACAGCACCAATACTGGCTTGTGCTGACCATGAGAATAAAATCAAAAATAATGATAATATAAATTTCACAGTTAGTCACTTTGTGTTATGTCTACATCAAAACTATCGCCATTAACTGTTAGGTCAACTGTGTTGTCGTAGATACCACTTTGAGTAATATCAATTGTTCCACCTCCACCATCTACATCTAATGTGATAGTGTTTCCTGCTGAATCACCGTTGCCAGTTTGTGAAGTTGTTAGTGCAACACCTTCATCTGAATTAGCACTGGTTGTGGCCAATGAAGAACTATTGTTGATGTCAACTGTTAGTGCGGCACTTTGACCGTTAACTGTTGAATTTATAATACTGTTGTCACCAGTAACTGTGAAAGCCACTGTTGAGCTGTCTGAGTCAGCAGTTTCACCTATACGTATTGTATAGTCGTTGCTGTCACCAGTATTAGTAATATTCAGTGTCACAGTGTCACAGTTTCCTGCTGATGTACTAGAACATAACAAGTCTACTTTGTTTGACCCACCGGTAAATGTCCAAGTACCTGTATATGTGTCACCTTTGATTGTTGCATCAATTGTGTTGTAACTACCAGTTTGTGTAATTGCAAACGTCATGCTGTCACCTTGCAGTGTAGCATCAGTTGTTGAATCACCAAATTCGTTATCTTGACCATCTTGTGTGATATCTAAATCTAAATCATCACCTATTTGATCAATGTAGATATCATTTGCTACTAATGATGTTCCAAACATTGATAACAACAATATTAAAATTAATCTTTTCATTTACTTTCCTCTCTTATGTTGACCTGTGGATTGTTAATCTGTGAATCAATTACAATTGCTTTGTAATTCCAAAGACCTTTAGAATGTCCAAGTTCAACTAAATCGCAGACCGCCTGCTCTATTGCGGCTCTTACTGCATAATTAACTGGTTCATTAACTGCCGTACCTGCTTCTACTTCAATTAGTTTAGTGCCTAGGTCTAAAAATTTAAACACATCAGCACCAGTAGAATAACTGGCAATGTCTTTTTGTGTAGCAACAGAAAGAAGTACTTCTCCTGTGCTTACTGAAACAATACGCATGGACACTGTTACTGTGTCAACACGATATTGAGTTTTGGCACCAATACCTAGGTATCGTGCACCAGAGCCGCCTGTGACCACATTTGAATCATAGCCTACCACGGCACCTTCTACAATTAAACCAGCAAAAAGTAAAGGTCTTAATTTTTTATCTTTTTCGTCTTCATACTGTTCTCTGGTTGAACGAATCAATTGTCGTTCTTTGACTAGATTGTCTAGTCCTCCTCTTTCAACAACTGTGAACCATGTGTTGTTGCCCACTTCTGATAGTGCTTGAATTACCCAAACTTCAGCACCTTGAGTTACAGCACTTGAAAGTTGTGAAAAATTTTGACTTGGTTTACGTTGTCCTGTTTTGTCATTAAAACTGTAAACTGCTATTGTGATTTTTGGACCATCAAGTTCTGGTATTGCTTTGAACTGTTGTTGTAAGGGTGCCACCGCAGTTTCTGGTGCTTTGAATCCATTTACACCGGCATGGCCGGCACATCCTGCCAATGCTATCAATAATAACAAAGCAAATATCTGTCTCATATTAAAATCCAAAATCTCCTACCGGCACAGTAAGTGTTGTTATAGTACCATCTGCTTCTGTGATTCTAATTGATATTTCACCTAGATCTACATCTTTTTCCCAATAAATGGTGGCACCTTCAATTTCAGCAGTGCCTGTGGTCTGTCCTCCAGATGAGAACATGTTGTCTACCAACTGTTTAGATAGGTTAGCATAGATTCTTGATTCCACATTGGCAATGAATTTGTTTATTACTTCATTATTTTCATCACGTTCTGCGTCTCTGAGTTTCTTTTCTATGTCTTTACGTAATTCTTCTTTACGTTGAAATTGCAGTTGCTCTGTGGCTAACACATGATTTGAATAGCCATTTCCTGAAAAACTAGGATTTGAAAACTCTTGTGTCATTTCGCTGGCGGATAAATTACCAACAAACATGATTACAACTGTAGTATATAAAAACTTTTTAATCATTAAAATCTGCTCTCTTTTACTTTAATTATATTAGTATTTAAAATAAAAATAGAGAGATTATATAAGTTTTTAATATTAAAGATGTGAAATTTTACAAATTAAACTTGTTGTATATTTCTTTTAAACTGTCTATAAAGTAATCAATTTCTTGTTTTGTGCTGTATACACCTGTAGATATTCTACAACTGCCTGACCACCTTATTTGTCTGTGGAGCATCTGTGTGCAATGATGTCCTGGTCTGGTTGCAATTCCATATGCGTCTAAAAATACTGCCAAATCTTGATGGTGTATATTACCAAGATTAAACGATATAACTGCACTGCGTTTGTCTGTGCCTATAAACTTCATACCTGGTAACTCAGACATTTTTTGATATGCATAATCAATCACTTGTTCTTCATGCTCTATCATATTATCAAATCCTGTGTCTGCATAAAAATTTAATGCTTCATGTAACCCTACAATTTCTGTAATTGCCAAAGTACCTGCTTCCCACTTCTTAGAACCTTCAGCAAAAGCAACATCATCATGTGATACAGTTGTTATCATTCCACCGCCACCTAATGCTGGATCTAATTCATCAATCCATTTGCGTTTTGCATACATTACACCAATACCACTTGGTCCGTACATCTTGTGTCCGCTCATTGCATAGAAATCACAGTCTATGTCACGCACATCTACTTTTATATGTGGTGCACCTTGTGTGCCATCTACTGCTACAGCAATGCCATGTTTGTGTGCTATTTCGCAAACACGTTTAACATCAATTGTTTGTCCTGTAGTATTTGACACATGAGTAATAGCAACTATTTTTGTTCTATCTGTGATTAATGATTCTAACTCATCTATGTTGATTTGATGTTGTTCATTTACTTTTAAAAATTTTATTACTGCACCATTAAACTTACGTTGCAGATGCCATGGTATATAATTTGAATGATGCTCAACCTCTGTAGTAATAATTTCATCGCCTGGTTGCATTGTTCTACCAAATGCTGTTGATACCATATTGATAGCTTCTGTGGCTGACTTTGTGAAAACTATTTCATCTCTGTCTTGTGCATTAATAAAATCTGCAACTGCTTGTCTACTATTTTCCACTAGTGTTGTTGCATTATTTGATAGTTCATGAATACTTCTACCAACACTGGAATATTCTTCTGTTAAAAACTTATTCATTCTATCAATTACACGTTGTGGCTTTTGACAAGAATTTGCACTGTCTAAATATACCAAAGTGTTGCCACTGGGCAACTTTTTATTAAAAATTGGAAATTGAGATCTAATATGTTCCATACAATTATTTATGTGGTGGAGGATAGCGGGATCGAACCGCTGACCTCCTGAATGCAAATCAGGCGCTCTCCCAGCTGAGCTAATCCCCCACATTAAAAAGTTGATTAACCTTTTATATTTAACTATAATATATATTATAATCTTAAAATTGTCAATTATTGATTATTAAATTTACGCCAAGTTGCATGTAAGACATAAAACCAAATGCCATTAACACAGGGTTCTATAATAGCATCAGCCGCCGCCAATTTAAAAGTAGCACCTGTGATTAAATTGTTACAAATCATTGCAATAATAATATGCCCAACAGTATAGATAAATGCTAGTGCCAAACTACTTTTAACAATTAGTCTTTTAAGTAGATTAAATATGCCTTGTTTAAATTCACTCATAACTTTATTATATATAATATTCTGTAATGTGTCAAGATAAATCACTAATAGGTTTATTAGTAGAATAACCTAGTTTTTCCAACAAACTTTTATCTAAATGCTTGTCTACTACATTAATCTGTTCTTGGGTCAAAGTTTTTATATTATTGGAGTCCCAATAATCTTGAATTTTTTTATTTCTTAATGATTCTGTCCAGTTTTCACTCAATGTGACATGAGCAGGAATAACCAAATGCGAATGTTTGATTATGTTCCATTTGTATATTTGACTTAAATCTTCTATGAACTGTAAACAGTTTTCTAAATCTAACAGTGTTTCATATTTTACTAGATTCCAATTTTTAATTTTTGGTTGAAGATCAATCCAATTGTTATAAAATTCATTGTACAATTTTACCAATTCAACAAGATTAATTTTTTCAAGTTTCCAAGAATTATTCATGTTTTTCTTTGTCAAAGTGCTGAATTCTAATATGTGATCATGTGGAAGAGTATCTAAATCATACAGCACTTGAGGTCTACGTATTTTGATGTCTACAGGATTTCTTAAAATACTTTCAACCCATTTGTATGGATCTTTTGAAACCAAAATGTGTGCATGATTTTCTTTTTTTTGTTTTTTGTATAACTTGTAAACAAACTCAGTGTCAGGTTCGTGTTTCCATGCATACTTGATCAAAGACTGATCTAGATTTAAACTTTGAAAATTGTTGATAACTAACTGGTGAGTAAAATTAGTTCCAGTTCTTTGCAATCCAAACACAGTGAATGATTTGACCAACATAACATAACTATTTAACAATCCTTAAAGTCATGCCATCTAAAGCATCTGTTAATTGTATTTGGCAACTCAACCTACTGTTTTTGTTTCTGTCTTCACTGTCTAACAATGCATCTTCATCTTCATCCATTTTGGGTAACAGATTCAAATACTGATCATCAATTTTGACATGACAAGTGGCACAGGCACAACAGCCTCCACACATCATAAAGTTGTCTGGTGAAATTTCTTTTTTGATCACTGAAGCCAACGTTTCATATGATTGTGCTTCAATTACATGCTCTTTGTCGTCTCTGTCAATTACTGTTATTTTCATAATGTTAATGTAAACTATAAATGTGATCTTGTCAACTGTTTTCTGGCTCCTCGGGCAGGACTCGAACCTGCGACCAATTGATTAACAGTCAACTGCTCTACCAACTGAGCTACCGAGGAATATGCTCTAGAATGGTGCCGGCAGAGAGATTCGAACTCCCGACCTGACGATTACAAATCGCCTGCTCTACCAACTGAGCTACGCCGGCTTTTTATTAGTATATATTATTAATATATGATAATTTGTTGGAATTGTCAACCGTTTATGATGATTTACTTCCGCCTATGTATCCACCAATTACACCTATTAAGCCTGTTACAGACATCTTCATTAGTGTAATTACACTTTCATCAACTGGACGATTTTCTTCTAGTGCTACCCAATAGTCACCAATAATGATTGTTCCTAATAAAACTAATACACCAAGTGTGATAACTAATACCACAATATCTTTAAAATTCTTCAACATTATTTTTCCTCTTTATTAACTGTCATCGATGATTCCATGTAATCTGCAACCACTGATATATTTTCTTTTGCTTTGGTAATTTTTGATGCTACCCAACCTTCAAGGTTGTCGCCTTTTTTAATCATTTCAATTAACTTAATAGCATCTTTGGCAATGTGATATAACTGACCTCTAGCCATTGATGCCTCGTGATCATGCTGACCATAGTCACGATCTAATTCATAATGATTTTGTGTTGCTTGTTTCCATTTTCTAATATCGTCCATTATGCTTTCTCCTTGGCTTGTTTTGTTATAGTTGCAAAATATGCCTGCTCACCTCTCTCTGCTCCATATTGATCAATGAAATTCTGTTTCATGTCTGTCTTATCATATTTTTTCTTAAGAGATTCACGTTTGTTGTATTCTGCTTTGGTAAGTTTTCGTTCAGTGATATCTTGAATTAACATAATACTATTTATAGATGTCTTTTACTTTTTTAGTATATGCTAGAGTGTCACCACTGTGTCCCATTTTGTAAGGTTTCATTTTGAGTTTTTTACCGTGAAATATATGACCCATTGGATCTATAGCACGTCTGGCTGTGGCATGATGTGCCGCACCTTTTTGCCCTGTGAAAAGTGGCATGGCAATTGAAGCCATCACACTTGATGTTGTTGCACCAGCAGTTGCGTCTTCATTAATTTCTATATTAAATATTTCAGCTATTAACATAATGTATTCCTTACTAAAGTATTTATCTTATGTTTTTAGTTTGAGTGTTTAATTAAACTGAAATTTCTTTGTCTTTGTTGGTTTGAATTTGTTTTTCTAGTTCTTTTTTCTTTTTTTCGTTTTCAATGTCTTGCATCATTTTAAGTAATTTTTCACCAACAGATTTAAATTCTTGATATTTTGGGTCATTTAACACTTTGTCACTTAAAAATTGATCCATAAAATCAAAATTCTGTGGCATTTCATCTGGCCATGCTTTGGTAGGAAAAGCACCTAAAGCCAATGCACCCATACCTGCCACAGCAGATTTGCCCATGGCTTTCATAAAATTTCTTCTGTTATTCTCTGTTGTGATTTCACTTATTCTCATGCTTCCAATCTTCTGTTTAGTTTGTTCCAGTCTATCAATTTTAGCACTGCTGTAACATATTTAGCCTTGGCATCTTTGGCTGGTATATAATCTGTGAAACTGTGTTCCCACATGTCAATTGGCATGAACACATCTGATCTAAAACTTTGATTTGGTGTGGTTTTGATTGTGCCTGTTTTGGTCAAGTATACCCAACCTGAGCCTTGTATGGTCATGGCCGCTTCTACCAACTTGTCTGCTAACCCTTTTAGATCTCCGTAATTGGCAAACACTGTTTGTTTCATTGGACCATCTATTGTGCTTGATTCTTTGGCTGGTTTGAATTGTTGCCACCAAAGATTGTGCAACTTGGCACCACCATAATTGAAATCTGCATCACCTTCTTTGTTGTTGTATCTGGTCACATAACCTCTGCTTAATACATCATAGTGATAATCTACATTTTGTTTTGATAACACTGGTTGTAGTGCATCTAGGTTGTAAGGTAATTTTTCTAATTCCAATTGTTCTTCTTTGGCTTCTTTCATCATAGACATCATTGCTTCACGTCTGTTCTTTGCCAACTCTTGTTCCAAAGACATCACTGACTGTGCGGGTGTTTCGCCTATGCCTGCTAATTTTTTTAGATAGTCAAGATCCATTTAACGGACCTTGTTGAATGCTGTTTTCACTGCTCCAGCAGTTTGTGGATTTGATATTGCTTTTGAAAGTTTTGAAACATATGGTTCAACTGCTTTGATCTGTGTTGGTGTTAAACGATCACCTTTTGCTATTGCATCAAATCCTTTTGCTGTCAATTGTGGTGACATAGTGGTATCAACTGAAGGTTTAACTGAATTTAAACCTCTTGCAAGATCCTGTGTGGCTTCTACTGGTTCTTCGTCTCTTGCTAATTTGTAACCCTGCTGTGCTCTGTCCATTGCATCATCTTCTATGCTTTTTCTAATGGCTTCAATTCTTTTGCCTGTTTCACCTGTTCTTGCTTGAATTTCTTCATCTGATTTACCATCACCAATCAGTTTACTGATTAAATCATGTGTCATTTTAGCATAGTCTTCTTGCATCTGCATTGGTACTATGCCAGCCAGTTTTTGCATTCTGGCAATGTCATTGTCTTTGTTTCTGTTGGCAACATTTAACATGTTGTCATAATCAGTTTTTTTAATTGACTCATTTTCTACTTCATCATCTAGATCTTCTTTGATGCCTTTGATGTTGACTGTTGCGGCTTTGAATTGTTGATACAGTGTTTTGATCTTTGGTGCAAACTTTTTATCTACTAACACAGCATCGCCTTGTCCTGCAAACCCACCTGGTTGTGCTTGGCTGACTGCTGTGGACACAGTGTCAATAAAGTCCTCATAAAAATCGTAACCTGGAATACCAGACATATCTAAATATTGAAGAACATCTCCGTATGAGAACATGTCGTCTTCTTCAATTTCTTCACCAGCCATTATGGTTTGATAAATGTCTTTCATGTTCCACAGTGCGGCATTTACCAATGCTGGATGATCTTCACCTTCGTTGTGATTATAGGGATTGTCGTTGATGCCTGTAGCTCTTCGAGTCTTGCCCTTTTTGCCATATCCCACAGCGCCTGTGCTCATGTTATTTTCTTCAACTTCTATATTTTCTTTCTTTTCATCAGATGAATGTCCAAAAGTTTTATGTACAAGTTTATCTAATTTTTTATGAAACCGATCAACTGTTTTATAATCAACTTGTTCTACTAAACCTAAATCATCAAGTCTATCTGCAATCCATTCATCTGGCATACCTGTTCTTGCCTTCATAACACCATATGGCATTTCACCTGAATCCATATAGTAGCCAAATAATTCTTCGTATGCTTCTGTACCAATTTCAATTTCTTCTGAACTTTTAATACCATGTTTGTCTAGTATTGCTTTGACTTCTTTGTATTCTGAATCCATTGTTTCGTTGATGCCTAATTCTTTTGCCACTGCTGATCTGTCCAAATCAAAAGTGTGTACTTTGACACCATCTGCTGTTTTTTCTGGATATGCTCTTAAATTTTTTGCTTTGATTATATCAACAATCTTTTTGATATCTGCATTTTTAAAAATGTGATATGTTGGTTCTGATTGCCCTTGATACCCACTAGCCTCTTCTACTTTGCTTTTGTGTTTTTGATACCCTTTTTTGACTTCTTTTTTCTTGTCAATTTCAGTTTTTGCTTTAAACTGTGGATTTGCTCGTAACTCTTGTGCTATAGGATTACGATTTTTAATCTCTTTTTTGTTTTCAAATAAATCTGTCAAGTTCATAATAATATTTACCTAATTTGCCCAAACGTGTGTAGCACCATTTTGTTTGCCTGTTCTAGCAATTTGATTCATCTGTTTAATAACTCTGTTGAAATAACCTTCTGGTCTACCGCCACTAATAAATGTAGCACCACCTGGATTTTTCTCAATCTGAGATGGTTCTTCTGGGGACTGTTTTCCAATATGCTTTTGCAACCATTGTGTAGTTCTTGCAATAAATTCATCTATTGGAAAAGGTGGAGCATCTTCTAAATCTGTTGGATATCCTAATGTACTCATTACTTGTCTCATGCTGGCATTTGCTAGTGTTAAATCTAGTTCTGGTTTGTAGTTAGGATTTTTAGGTGGTTCTTCATCACCATACATGTACTTGTCGCTGTTTTTGTAAAAATCTTCACCGTATTGATCACCCGAATCTGTGTCAGAAGTCCAATACCCCTTCTGTTTATGTTTGTGACCTGCGGTAAACGACATTGACTCTAATAATTCTGAATATCTCATAAAAGTATTTATTAATTAAAAGTTATTTTTTAGGACTTGTAGATACTCTTATAGGCTTATTGCCTTGTCCTTTTTGCGTTTTTCCACCTCGTCCTGCTTTATTTTGAGCCGCACGTTTTCTTCTTGTTGCAGATTGTTTTTCTTTTTTGCTCATGCTAGATGCTTTGTTGGCTGGTACACATTTAGCATATCCTTTTTTATCACCGCTTGTACCACATTCAGGATGACTGCCATCTTTGTTTTTTTTGCCAATGTTTACCCATTTCTGTTTAAACCATTTACGCAGTCCGCCTTTGTATTCTTCATTTAAAATTTCATTTATCAACATAACTCTAATTCTATTGCATTGTTGGTTTGCCAAAAAGTAATTTAACAGTTATTGTGGCATCATCATTGATTTCGTAAGTCATCATGCCATCTGTTTGATTAGGGTTAATAAAACCTTCATCATGCAAATAATTTGCCAGTGCTTGTATCACTTGATCTACATTAAGATTAATAACTTTATCGTCAGTACTTGATGTAGTTTCTTTGTTATCCATTTTTATTTTTCCTTACTATTTGGTTCAGTAATTTCTAATACCAAATCTGTTTTGCCTTTAATGATTCTATGATATTGCTCTGCTTCAATTGTAAAAGTATCATTTTTAAAAATTTCTTTTGGTAAAGAATCTTCTAACTGAAATTTCCATCCTGTGCCTTCAAGCACTTTAATTATTCGTGTGTTGTGATCTTGATGCCAAACCAATTCGTCAACATCTACAGAACTTTCAAAAACACGTCTAATTATTCCTTTTGCCAGTGAAGTCTGTGAGTAAGGCTTTACCACCACTGGCCTCCTTTAACTCCTAGACTTTTATATCTTGGAGTACGACAAGCCCAATATCCTGCTTTGGTCTTATCTTTTTTATTTTTGCAATCGTGTCTTGCTACAAAACTTTTCACTGCACCTGGATTGTTTGCTTTGGTTTTTAAACCTGTAGTGTCACCCCAACTGACTTTTTTAATCTTTCCTGTTTTAGGATTACGAGTGTACACATAATATTTTTTTGAACCACCTCTTTTAGGTTTGTTTAATTCAACTTTTTTACCTTGATATTCTGCTTCGTTGATATTTTTATTTTTATTATAACAGTCACAATATTTACAATCTGGTCCACATGTACAATCTTTAACAGGTGCTCCACAACATTCTTTTGAACACATTTCTACACCATCTTTATACCATGTGTCTTTTGCTTCAAATGGTAAATCAAGTGCAATATCACCTTGTGTTGTTTTTAATACTTTACCTATTTCTGTTTCAAATAATTCTTGATCTTCCCAGTCAACTGTTAATAATCCTTCTTCATACATTTTACGAGCTTCACAAAATAATTTAAAAAAATTATCTGTGCCTGGTCTAAAAATATTTTCTCTAAAAGGTATATTATTTTTGATATGATAATGTATTGCTTCTGCAATTTTATTTGTTTCTAATTCTGCTAATCTCATTATCTCCAGCCTCCACCTGCTTTTTTATACATTTTGGCCGCCCAAGCATTTGCATAAGCCGATGGATAAACATCAAACTTTTGCTTTGCTTGTGATTTATAATATGCCCATTTGCTAGGATTTGTTGGTTTTGGTTTTTTTGCTTCAGACACTGACTTACCTTTTTGAACTCTGTCCCAGTAGTAAGGACTCATCTTGCCGTATCCGTGTCTCCATGCCATTTGACGTAATCTTGTTTCATCAAAATCTTTGAAACGATCTGCAAGTTCTTGGTCAGTCATGTTGGCTAATTTTTGCTTGTGCTTTATGATAGAAGCAGGCATTCTCTCACCAAGTGT